CGATTTAAAGTATGGGTCTTCCAAATAAGACGGCGTTATATCCTGGCCTGTGGAAAGCTTACCCTCTAAAAGTTGTTCGCGTTGTGCATGCAAGATTTCGTCTTTTGTTTCAGTCACAACTTCCTGCACAACCTTTTCAAGGTCGATCTTATCAAGGTTCGATATGAGCCGTCCGATGGTCATTACTTTTCAGTCTCTTCGCTTGCTTTCGTTTTTACAGGCTTGGTTTCCGCTTTGGGTTCAGAGTCCTTCACCGCTTTCACACAGGCGGCATGCGCCCGTTTGGCCCACTTTTCATCTTTAGTAATGCCATCGGCCAAAAACTTTTTTACGCCTTCTTCCTCGGAAAAGGCGGCAAAGTGGCGGGCATGCAGGTGGTGGCCGTCTACGAATACTGAAATATGCTTCATGATTAAAAATTGCAGGTGAAACTTTTAAAGAAGTAAGCTGCTGCTATCGCAAGCAGCTTACTTCAGGTTTATTAAATCCCTGATTATGGCTTGGTGATGATCACCGGCTGGAACTCGTAAGGCTTCACACCCGCACCGGCCAAAGCAGCGGCCAAAGGCCCATTGAGTTGCACCCTGTCACCACTGGCCAAAAGCCCATAGGCAGTAGAATCCAGCGTTACAGTCAGTGCATCCAAAGCTGTATCATCCGCCACCGAAGTCACGGTGAAGGCAGCACCGGTTTCCAGGTTTTCAGCCGTGAACGTAAGACCAGCCACAGTCGCCCCATACAGGGGTTCCAGATCGGTACCGCCATCAGCTACAAACTTGATTTTATAAACGTTGGAGGCGTTGGACAGCACGGACAAATTCACGTTCACCAAACCGGCAGCAGCGGTGATACCGCTGTTCGCCACTACATAGGCGGAGTTCTCACGGTACTCGGAGATAGAGCCCAGGGTGACGCGGAAACGGTATTGGTTCACCGAATCCGATACGATGAACTTCGAGGTATCCACATAGGCCTGCAGCACAGAGAAGCCTGCAAACTCCCCTTCTACCAGGGTGCCATACACGGCAAACTTGTCATCAACGAAGAAGATGTCCAGGGAAGCACCGGCCATTTCTGCCATTCTACGGTGACGGGCTTCTGAACCATTATAACCAAAAGAGAAGGCCGGAACGGCGTCCGAGGTCACGATGGTAGCCGTAGAGAGGTTACCTACTGAACCAGTGGAGGGGTCACCGGTATTGTCTTCAAAGTTCAAAAGATCCCAGATGGGATAGACACGGCCGCCACGGGCAGCGGTGGTCTTTGTTTTTACCGCTGCAATGAAAGCAGTGGCCGAGGCGCAATCGGCAGCTGAGAAGGTCACGCCCTTGTCAGCAAAGATGACGCCTTTGATTTTTCCTTTGGCCAGGTCACAAGGTGGTACACCAACGTTGAAGACTGAGTCTTGCCTGGCACAGTTGGCTACATTTATGATATCGCTCATTATTAAAAGCTTTTAAATGGTGGACAATTTTGATTATTATGAATATCCAGTTCGAGATTTGAGATTTCGGAACAATCGACTACATCGCTTAGGACAGATTGTTGCGCCTCTCCCCAGTAGTAGCGGTCCGTGAACCGGTGTTTGCGCTGGGGCGCATCCACAAATGCCACTGACTCGTTTAATTGATTCAATAGCTCCCGGTAAATCGGATAGATCACTTCTTTGAAGTTTCCCTGCATCCTTTCCGCGGCCCGAAGGGTTTTCTGACTACTGTTGATGATAAAGATTCGAAGACCTTCCACCGATCCATAAATTCCAGGTTTACCACGAACAATCGTGAAGGGCTGCATCACCCACACCAAAGGGAAGCGAAGAAGGGAATATTCCGGATCCTTCGCCCATTGCGTGAGGGTTTGATTCAGCTCCTCTACATAGCCGTACTGGTAATTGAGCACCTCTAACTGCAAGGCCTCTTTCACCTTGAAAAGAACGCCGCCACTCAGTTGGTCCGACTCGTCCTTTACGCCCAATTCATCGACAACTATGTATTCAGGATTATTCAAAACAGGGGATTTACAGGGGTTAACAGGTTTTGTAAGGCTCTATCCGAAGTGTGATACAGAAACTCCGGGTAATCCGCTTCCATGGAAAGTAAGAACTCTACCAGCTCGCAGTTCCACTCGACCATCTGGTTCCAGGCCCGGACAAGTTTCCACCTCGGGGAAGCCGAAACACTGTTCTGGGCATTCTGGGTTTTTTCACCCGTACCCGTGGTGGTGGTCGCCTCGTTTCTCTGGTAGTGCCAGTAGACATAACAAGCGATCAGGCTTTGCTTTAGGGTAACTTCCCTAAGCCCTCTCCATTTGGTGAGTTTTCCTGCCCGATTGGTATATTCTTTTCCATCACGGATATCTACATACTTCTGGGTACCAGCGCTGATTCCATCCAGGTATTTTTTGTACAGCTCATAGCCGAAGAGGTCTGTGAGCAGTTTGGGTTCCAGCCGGTCAATGAACTTCTGGACCGCGTTGCTTACAGCCGCATCCGCGATTTGAGCGATACTCAAATCCCAATAGAAATACGATGTGTCGATCAGCGCCATTTACTACTTACCTTTCTTTTTGGAGGGTTTCTCAGTTACTACTGCGGTGGGGCTTTCCACTCCATCCACGTAGCGGGCAACCTTGTCCCCCTCGACGAGTTGATTAGCGAGCATTCCGTCGCAACGGAATTGCTCGCCTGTCTTTTTATTAGCAAAATCGGTGGTGAACTCAACCACCCTTTGTTTAGCTTTTGCCATTCTTTTTCGGATTAGGTGGCCAGAGTAGTTAAGGCAGCAGAGATCGAAGTGACCTTGAGCCAGCCGGTTTTATCGGCCTGACGGATAAGGAGGTTCATCCGTCTGCGGGCCTTGATGGTCATCATGTCACTCTCAAAGTCACCCGTAGCAAATCCTGTCTGAACGGTTATGCCCGGCTCTTCATAGATCGCCCCATAACGGCTATCACCCACCGCCATGGTATTGGCAGTGAAAGAGTTACACTCAATCACGGTAATGCCATCCACAATATTGCCGTTCTTGTCAAAGAAAGGCGGCAGGATGTAGTTGTTATTGGCGTCTTTTTTAAGCTTCATCTTATTGATGTCCGTAATGTTCATCAGCGCTACATTGGGGTTGTACTTCGAACCGTAGTTCTTGGTAATAGACTCCCGGAGCTTTACGATCAGATCATAGATGGAAGCGTCTGTAATGCCGGAAGCGGCCGGTGTATAGGCATCGATTTGGGCCAGTAAACCCTTGACGTTGGGCGAAGAACCATCGCCTGCAATCAGGTCGGTATCCACTTTGATGGCTACGTTGACGCGCAGGAAGTTTTCCAGTTCAGCGGCAAAGGTGGAAGCATCGTACATGAACTCTTCCGACATGGGGATAGAGTCCCCTACTTTTTCCAAGGAGAGCGTATAGGTAGCCCACTTGGCAGTTGAAGAGGGGAAGGTTCCACCTTCCGCAATGGCAGCGGCGGCCCTGGAAATAGTAGCAGCATCCCAGTCCACATAACGGACCACGCCGTTGCGGTCTTTGGAAACCGGAACCTTACGGAAGATATCATAGACGGTTAAATTTCTGGTGGCCAGTTGCCCAACATCCGTCAAATCCTGGGCACTTGGATTATCCACTACAGAGGAGCGCAGCGTATCGGCTTTGATCTCGAACTCGTGTTCCTTGCCTTTTTTGGTGGAGGCTTTCAGTTGCTCTGCGTTGTCTTTTACTACCTGAAGAATAGTTTCTTTGCCGGTGGAAGAACCGTTTAACTGGATTTGGTTTAAGACCTCACCCTGCTTTTTTAGGATGTCTTCCAGGCCTTTGATTTGGGCTTTGAGTTCTGTAGCGCCTTCGCCTTGGGATTTGTCTACGTCTTTTTTGATCTGTTCAATCAAGGCTTTGGCTTCCTCCTGGGTAATGGTGCCCTGCGGGATTTCCTGCTTTACTTCGGCGACCATTTTTTTACAGGCGAGCAAAAACTTTTGTTCGGTTTCCGAGAGGTCTTTCTTTTCTTCATCGGAAAGGGTCACGACAGCGGCACCGGCAATGGAAAGTCCATGGGCCTCCTGCGCATGTCCAAAGATGGCAAGCAACGCTGTTACCAGGAACATCGCCGCCATCACTAAGTACTTACTTTGTTTAATGCGTTTCATGCTTTGTTTTTAGGTGGTGAGAAATTTGGTGATTTTATCCAGGTCTACCCTTTTTGGTTCCTGCGATCCTTTAACTACAGTGGAGGCGTCCGGCTGCGGTTGTTCAGTGTCACCTGACGGCTGAACGGATTTAAAACCAAGCGAGGGTGTTACAACATTTGATCCTTTTACAACCGCTGATCCTTCGATGACTTTGGCCTCTAAAACAGCCCAAAAGAAACCTACGGCTTCAGCGTCCGCAATATTGGCAACCATAGGGGCATATTGCACCCAATTGGCGTATTCTTCTTTATAGTATTCGTCTTCGGGTTCATTGACACAGAGCTTGAGGGTGACATAGCGCATCCCCACACTATGATTCTTGACAAAGCCTTTTCTATACTGCTCTTCCATGTAGGGGTTGCGACCCGTAAACGGGGTGGCGAAGATTAAGGCTTCGGTCACGCCAGGAAGGTCAATGCCTAATTCTTTCCAGGTCAGCTTTTGGGTGTAGGCCTTGGCTTCATCGGAAATCACATGATCAAAGGCCATTTCGTGTTCCTGCAGGTGCAGTTGTACAGGGTTATCCTTTAAGCTTTTGTTCCAGATGCCGGGAATGTGGCAATCCAAATGACTGTCCAGCCAGTTGGTGGTGTTAATGACATTGATCACCGTCTCAGGTCCGCTCACGTCCGGTTGTTTGTCGGAGGCTGCTTTATTGAGTTTGCCTTCTTTATCGATAAAATATTTGCTTAACAGCTCACAGCCTACCGATACAGCGTCTGCTTTTTTGAGTTCTGCTTTCTTTTCTTCCACCAAGAGGCTTTTGTTCTCCACCAGGAACTTAAACAAGTCTTTCCCAGTTAATCCCTGTGGTACGGTGACCCCTCCTATTTTCATGGTTGGCTTGCTCATTTCTTAACGATTTGGTTGCCACTGAGGGCTTTTTCATGGATTTGTTTAGAGGCTAAAATGCGCTCCCTATCTTCCTTTGATAGCTTGGGCATCTGTGGATGATTGGGCATTTCAGGTACTCCGGTTTTTTTATCATCAGTTTGTGACATACAATGATTTTTAAAGGGTCAGTTCATTATTTCGTCAATGACCCCAAATTTTAAAGCCTCTTCTGCGGATAGATACCAATCCAGTTTCTTTTCTCGTACCTCTATTAATCTTTCTGCACTTATCCTTGTTTTTTCTAAAGTCAATGTTTCAATCAGCGATTGCAGCCGTTCCGTTTCCTCCAACCCTTCTTTTATTGCTTGCACTGTCCCTTGCTCCCAGCTACTGATTTGGTGATACATGGGCGTTGCATACTTATAAGCAAAGCGCCTGTGCCCGCATATCAAAATAATAAACCCACAACTCATAGCCGCACCGGTTGCGATTGTGTGTACGGGTGTCTTTGAACTGCTGATAATGCCAAGTAAACCAAGACACTGATATACAGAACCACCGTAAGAGTCTATAAACAACTGTATGGGGTTCCTAACATATTTCTGCTCATACACATCAAATAGCTTTTCTAACTCACTGTCATCCTTGTTTATGTCGAGTATCCTTGAAGTCACATCATTCATACTCTTCTGATCTACCTGTGACGCTAAATGGATAACTCTTTCTTTTGGTTGCCTTATCATTTACCTCTAATTGGTTATATACAGCGATTTCTTTTCAATTTGATGCACCCTGTCACTGTCGAACAGACGGGGTTTTACTTTCTGTTGCTTCATCATCTTTATCCGTCCTTCCGTCATAGCCTTATTACTCTTGTTCTTCCCGGCCTTGGAAGCGGTTTTCAACAACTTCTTTTGCAAAGACTCGTACTTGCCCGAGGTTGTGTTGAATACCACCATGTTTTTT